CCCCCTATATATACTTTTATTGTATCACTTTATGGAAAACCTCAGTTTGACTTGTCCTATTTATATGCTAGCACCACTGTCAGTGGCCGTATTGGCAAGGTGGACGGTTCGTATACTATCCCGGCAGGCTACCATAATGGCAAAGGCGCAGTTACCATCACGAACGAGGAACAAGCCAAGCTGGTCGCGGATAACATCAAGGCAGGTGTGACGATTCTGGGAGTAGCTGGCAAGGCTAGTGTGGTGGATACGGCAGATGCTACCGCAGCTGCGAGTACTATTGTGTCGGGTAAAACCGCCTATATTAACGGAGCGAAAGTGACAGGTTCCTTGACCTCTGTAGCAGTATCCCAGGATAGTCTGACCAAAGTGCTGACCATTGAATAGGAGGACTGAGCCATGAAAGTGGATGTTAAGATTGCGGGAGCTAATTACACGGAAGTTCCATCCATATTATTACCCCTTACAGCGGGAGGCAAAGCAAGGTTTTGTGAAGTGTCCGATACGACAGCCGAAATTGGAGATGTTGCTCGGGGAAAAAAGTTCTATACGGCCGATGGGGAACTGGTGGAAGGGACAGCGAACGTATCTGTTGGTGTGGATACCCGGAAGAAAATAACCCTGGTGCAAAAAGACCATCAAAAAATTACGATTACCTGCAATCATCCAGAGTTATCGATGCAATATGATACGGATAGAAATGCTGTGTATGCTACAGAATATCAAAATATGCTCGATATTACCCTAAAAGCAGACAATGATTATTACGTCGGGAAAATCACAGTTAATGGTAAAGAACAGGGCACTGTCAGTTCGAACCATCAATATGCTTCTGCGTCTATGCCGATTAGTGATGGCATGATTGTCAGTGCCACGGATGCAGTTTTGATTCCCACCAGTCCCTTTACGACTGTGAACCTTACACTGCAAGGACAAGGCTCACAGTTCCTTTTAGGAAGTCTGCTGATGACCTTAGCGCAGAGTCCGGACAGTCCTAAGATAGAAGGGATTGTTGTTGCCGAGGATGCGGATAATAAAGGGATGATATTCCTGGTAAAAGAAGAACAGCGCTATGCTGCCTGTAAGGCTGAAGTCACAACGGGAACGGGGATCAAGGAAATCATAGACTTGACATATAATATAGACACAGATTTAGGGGCAACAATGTCTGGGAAAATTTCTGATACTTTATACACTTATTTAAAAGAGCGTTCGGAATCGAATGCAGAAGTGACACTACAGATTAAGGTGGTAGCGTAAGTATGTTTGAAAAAGTGAATATCCCTGATTGCATAGTCGTCATCGGGCTGGTCATGGCACTGATCTTGGCGATTTTTTATGCCCTCAACGAGCTGGCCATGTCCATCGCTTCTGGCTTGCTCGGTTACATCGGCGGGACCGTGAAAACCGCTGTTCATCAGAAAGGAGAAGAAAAGCAATGAAAGTATTCCTGAACCCCGGCCATGCGCCGAACGGGCATCCCGACCCAGGTGCCGTCAATGAAGAAACGGGCCTACGCGAGAGTGATGTAGCATTGGCCGTTGGTAAATCCGCTGCAAGCTATCTAAATGCTGCAGGCGTAGAAACAGAACTGCTTCAATCTGACAGCCTGTATGAAATTTGTGAAACCGCCAATAGCAGTGATGCCGACATCTTCGTGTCCATCCACTGCAATGCCGCTGAAGCCGAAGAAGCCAACGGCACAGAAACCTGGGCCTGCACCGGCAGTTATCGTGGCAGCATGCTGGCCAACTGTATCCAGAGCCAGCTGGTCGATGCTCTCGGTACCACTGACCGGGGCGTGAAAATCGCAACGCCCGGCGTTAACGGCCTGTATGTTCTCACGAACACGGACATGCCAGCTGTCCTGGTCGAGTTGGCCTTCATCACTAATCCCAGCGATGAAGAAATCCTGGCCTCTGCCCAGGATGCCCTGGCCAGAGCAGTAGCCCGGGGTGTCACTGATTATGAACAACTGATCTTGGGAGGTAAATGACTATGAACCGTGAAGAAATCAAGAAAGCCGTCGCCGATACGGTTGTATCTTTTGCCAGGAGCGAAGCCGAAGCGGCCATCAAGTCCATCGACATGGAGGACATCCAGAAGCTGGTGGAAGCGCAGATGAAGAACCTCACAGACCCACTGGAAGTGGAAATCCAGACCACCACCAGTTGGTGGGTGAAGATTCGGAACAGGCTGTATATTACTTTGCTGCAGCAAGCGGTCAAAGCTATTGTGGCTGATGCAAAGCAGAAGATTGTATGAGAAAAGCCGATACGGAACATCGGGAAGGATGTTCCGTATCGGCTTTTTTGTTTTTATAGTACTTAGTAATAGCCGTTCTGTCCTGTTACTCCTGAAGACCAAAAATTTAGGAGGTATCCATCATGACGGACGAACAGAAACAACAGATTATTGCTCTGCGCCGAGCTGGGGCAGGGTATGGCAGGATAGCGATGCAGCTCCAGATTTCCATCAATACGGTGAAGTCGTTCTGCCGGCGGCACAGTCTGGTAACCAGGATAGATGGAGCAGTATGCGAGCAGTGTGGGAAGCCTATTGATCAGAATCCGGGGCGGAAGCGGAAACGGTTCTGCTGTGATGCCTGTCGGAACAAGTGGTGGAACGCACATCTGACGCTGGTGAAGCGGAAGGCAGTCTATACTTTTACTTGCCCGGCCTGCGGAAAAGCATTCACTGTCTATGGCAATAGTCATCGGAAGTTCTGCTCTCATGCTTGCTATATTGCTTACCGGTTCGGAGGTGTCCGCCATGGATAAGAAGTTATTTTTTAATGAAATAACTTTTCAGGTAACGATAAATCTGGCAAGGAAAATGTTGAATGATAAACTTATTACCAAGAAGGAGTACCAGTCCTTCAAGAAGGAAATGCTTCATAAATATCAACCGTTTTTCGGAGGGCTATACACTTGATAATTCTACTGGTTAGAGTGATATATATAGTTGGAAGGAGGGCTCAACTATGGAAAAGAAAATGTGGAAAATAGAACAGAAGGTTACCGAAATTTCCAAACGGAAGCGGGTTGCTGCCTATGCCCGAGTCTCTGTAGAGTCAGAGAGAATGCAGCATTCCCTATCGGCTCAGATTAGCTATTACAGTTCATTGATACAGAAAAATCCTGCGTGGGAATATGCGGGGGTATATGCTGATTATGGTATTACTGGAACAAAGATTATTAAGAGAAAAGAGTTTCAACGTATGCTTGCAGATGCAGAAGCTAGAAAAATTGATATTATTCTTACGAAATCCATCCAGCGGTTTGCACGTAACACGGTTGACCTGCTTAAGACGGTTCGGCACCTAAAAGAGATTGGTGTCGAAGTCTGGTTTGAAAAAGAAAACATTTGTAGCCTAAGTGGTGATGGAGAGCTGATGCTGACAATCCTTGCCTCCTTTGCTCAGGAAGAAAGCCGCTCTATCAGCGACAATATCAAGTGGAGGTTTCAAAAGAAATACGAAAAAGGAATTCCCCATGCAAAGTTCTTCATTTATGGGTACCGATGGAAAGATGGAGAACTAGTTATCCAGAATGAGGAAGCAGCGATTGTTCGGAGAGTCTTTAAGGGGTATTTAGCAGGGAAAACGCGAAGAGATATACAGCGAGAGCTTGCCAATATCGGAGCTCATACGATGTACGGCAACCTATTTCAGGATTCTACTATAAAGCAGATGTTGCAGAATCCTGTATATAAAGGAAACCTGGTCATTCAAAAGACCTTCGTAATAGATCCAATTACCAAACATCAGGTCATAAACCATGGAGAAAAGGATAAGTATGTAGTGGAAAATCATCATGAGGCCATTATTGATGCAGCGACATTCAATCAGGTTCAGGAAGAGATGGCATGGCGTAAGGAGGCGGGAAAGCAACGTGGCGGATATGCCAGAAATTTCCTAAACACATCCTGCTTTACAGGAATCATCAAGTGCGGTATTTGTGGAAAGAGCTACATCCATAACATAAGAAAGTACAAAGGCAAACCGAGTGAATATTGGTCGTGCCTGTCAAATAAAGGAAAAGCGGAGGAACGGTGCGGAGCCTATGGTGCCATTCCACAGCCTGCTCTTGAACGCGCTTGTATGAGTGCGCTTGAAATGGCAATTTTTGATAAGACTGAGTTTTTACAGAGGGTAGAGAAAATAGTGGTGCCGGCTTATCATTCCTTGCTATTTTACTTAAAGGACGGCAAGGTTATTAAGCAGCCATGGAAATCGACAGCGTTAAAGGATATGTGGACGGAGAAACGGAAGGAACAAGTACAGCAAAGAATGGTCCAATACCGTAAAAGTGGACTGTCCAGCCGTTATAGTGCCTTTTCAGAACGTATCTTTTGCCCGACTTGTGATGTGAAATTTGTCCGTTGTTTGGAAACACGTAAAAATAGAAGAGTAGCGTATTGGCGGAGTCGGAACAAATATAAATGTGTCCACACTAGCGGCATCCAAGAAGATTGGCTGAAAAAAACAGCGGCAGCCCTTCTTGGCGAATCTACATTTGATGAGCAAAAATTTCGGGAACAGGTGGAATGGATTGAGGTTCAGAAGAATCGGACCCTGTTGTTCCGGTTTTATTCTGGAGAAAATAAAGAGGTGCAATTGCCATGAAAAAAGTGCAGGTCATACCAGCTACACTACAGAATTACACAGAAAAACCTATTCATAGCCAGAAAAAGAGAAGGGTCGCCGGGTATGCACGCGTTTCAACCGACCGGGATGAACAGCTTACAAGTTATGAAGCACAGGTTGACTATTATACAAATTATATAAAGGGACGCAGCGACTGGGAATTCGCTGGGATGTACACGGATGAAGGAATTTCAGCGACAAATACCTTGCATAGGGAAGGCTTTAAAAGTATGATTCGTGATGCAATGGATGGCAGAATTGACCTTATCATTACGAAATCGGTCAGCCGTTTTGCGCGGAATACGGTGGATAGCTTGACAATCGTACGTAAGTTGAGAGATAACGGGGTCGAAATCTACTTTGAAAAAGAAAACATCTGGACACTAGACGCCAAAGGTGAACTTCTTATTACTATTATGAGTTCCCTAGCACAGGAGGAAAGTAGGAGTATATCAGAAAATGTCACTTGGGGACATCGGAAACGGTTTGCTGATGGGAAGGTCAGTTTGGCATTCAGTCATTTTCTTGGTTATGACAGGGGAGCGGACGGCAATCTGGTAGTGAATAAAGAGCAGGCAGAAACAGTAAAACTGATTTATCGTTTATATCTTAGCGGGTACACCTTTCATTCTATTGCAAAGAAATTGACAGAGCAAAAGATTCCAACACCTGCGAGGTGCAAAATATGGAGACCCAACACGGTGCGAAGTATTCTCATGAATGAAAAGTACAAAGGTGATGCGTTGCTTCAAAAGAAATTTACGGTGGACTTTCTTACGAAAAAAAGTAAGAGGAACGAAGGGGAAGTACCGCAATATTATGTGCAAAATAACCATGAGGCTATTATCAGTCCACAGGTATTTGACTTGGTACAGGAAGAGATGCGGAAGAGAAAAAATAGTAAAATTCGTCATAGCGGTATCTCCATTTTCTCCAGCAAAATCAAATGTGGACAGTGCGGCAGTTGGTACGGAGCCAAAGTTTGGCACTCGACTGATAAATACCGCCAGACCGTATATCGCTGTAATGATAAGTTCAAGAGACATTGTAAGACGCCACATCTGACTGAAAATGAGATAGAAAATATATTTGTCCGAGCAGTCAATCAACTTATCAAGAATAAAGATGAGATCCTTAGCAATATTATTCTGTTAAAGATTCGCCTAGTTGATACTACAGATTTGGAAAAGAAACGAAACGCATTAGAATTCAATATGAACCTGTTAGCAGAACGGGTTCAGCAACTCATCTCCGAAAATGCTTGCTTGACACAGGATCAAGTGCAATATAACCAAGAGTACAGCGAGCTAGTTAACCGCTATGAAAAAATAAAAATAAAGTATGACCAGATTTGCGATACCATGAAACAGCGTACAAGTAGGGGCCAGCAGCTAGAAAGATTTATTGAAAATTTACAGAAACAGGAATTTATTAGCATTTTTGATAAAAGACTGTGGTGCAGTTTGGTAGATTTCATTACTGTAAATGAGAAAGATGATATTTGGGTGACTTTTAAAGATGGCACAGAAATCAAAGCATAAATGGATATTTGGAAATGCAAGAGAGAAACGACATGACTTTCCGGGAAAACGGAGTACAGTATGTTAATGTATAGCATTCATATATTATTAACTTAAGCTTCACAGTTGATACCCCGCTGATTTATCTTTATTAGTAATCCGCGAAATAAAAATAGCATGAACTCATTCCGTTTTGTATAATAAAAGTAACGAAAATCCACAACACAAACGGAAGGCTTATGCCATGAATATTGTACAATATCATCACTCATGTGAAGTATCATCTTCCAAGATTCGTCAATTCTTTGCCGAATTCCATGTCAGCCAGTTCTTGCGAAACTACAATGTCTACAAGATGTGCGGCTTTGCAGTCATGACCGCAAAGCGCGTCCGAGGCAGTGTTTCAGAGGCGGTTCTTCTACCAACGGAAGCTGGAACGGTTTATTCCCAAGCAATGCCATTGCCGTAGAAACTGCTATCCTGTCCTTGCATTTGTACGATGAGCGAAACAGGGCTGTCGGTCTGTGTTTTGAGCCATTGCTGGATCTTCGCGGCATCGGTCGGGGAAAGTGGGGCCGAGACAGTGAGTTTTGCAAGAAATTGTTGTGATTGACTGCCTGATGTGCTTGCGTCCGTACTGTGGGCGGGCATGGTGCTGCCTTGGGCGGCAACAATTTGTGGAAATAGCGCAGGGAGCTGAGCATTCATAGCAACGGTGATTTGTTCATCGCTTTGCTGTGTTTGGTAGGCCGGATAATAAAGTCTCGCGAGCTCTTTATAGGATTTTCCTTTATCGTTGGCAACCAGTCCTTCGATCCGGTTCGTGATGATTTGTTGAATCTCTTTTTGACCGATGGTGTTTACATTGCCTTGCACGATGTGTAACTTGGCATCTGTCAGTTTGGAATACGACTGCATCGAGGCCTGGAGTTCTGCCACCTGATCCTCGGTTAGTGGTGTTCCAATGAGATCGACCGTTAAGAGTCCATCTTTGAAGGCATACGATACGGCACTCACTTTTTCAGAGGCGACTTCTTTTGCTATAAACGTTTTGATCTGCGTATCGCGGATGTTGTCGTTGACTGTTAGATAGGCCATGTAAATGCTAGGGATGGTGATGACGATGCCCGCGATTAGGAGAATGGTCCGCTGGTATTGCATGTGGCTTTCGTTGACCGTCGTCGATGCCGGTACGCGCAGCACCTTGAAGACTAAGAATGCGGAAAGCGTGATAAAGAATGCGTTGATAAAGAACAGGTAGAGCGCGCCAAGTACGAAGGTAGAAGAATGCGTGGCGATGCCGTAGCCTGCGGTGCAAAGCGGTGGCATCAAGGCCGTGGCAATAGCAACGCCTGGAATGACATTCGTTTTTTCTTTTCGGGTGTTACCAATGGCGCCAGCGATACCGCCTGCTAGTGCGATGATAACGTCCCAGATGGTCGGGGATGTGCGCGCTAAGAGTTCGGAAGATGCATCGCTGATGGGCGAAAGAGAAAAATAAATCGCCGAGGTAATCAAGGCGAAGGAGACTTAGAAGCCAAGCTTTACCATCGAATCCTTGATAAATTGCATGTCATAGGTTGCCATTCCGTAGCCTGTTGCGACAAGGCCACCCATTAAAGGGGAAATGAGCATGGCACCGATGATGACTGCGGTGCTGTTCATATTGAGGCCGACGGACGCAATGAGGATTGCGGTGATTAGAATGACGAGATTTGCGCCTTTCACCGAAGCATCGGACGCGATCCGCTGTCGGATTTCAGAGAATGGGGCCGAGTCGCCCTTGAGGTCTAAGAGTTGTGAAAAATTGAAGTTCATAGGGATAGATCTCCTTTCTGTTAGTTCCTATCTTTCATGATAGCATATTTTTCTCCGGAAAATCATTGTTGTACAGAAAAGTCTGATAATAATAGGTAAAATAGGAATAAAAGGAGTATTCTCGAGAATTTTTATATTGGCTAATTGTATAATGAAACTGAACACATAAAAAGATCCGTAGCGAATACCTTCATGTTATGATTTATAATGGGCCCCTTGTCTAGACCACAGTAAAAATTTTTAAGCTTATTACGCGACTTCTGTTAACGACTGAGAAAAATGTGAATAATATACGGCATCCGGTGTTACATAATCAAGTGCAGCATGTGGGCGAAGCGTATTGTATTCTGTAACATACTCGCTAATTCGTTTACGAAGATCTCTTGGAGATGAAAATTCGTTGGGATAGATCAGCTCTGTCTTGAGCGAGCGGAACCAACGCTCAATCATGATGTTGTCTGCCCAACGACTCTTTCCATCCATGCTTTGACGAATCCCAAATGCCTTTAACACATTCTTGTATTCGAGACTTGTGAATTGAGATCCTTGATCTGAATTGATGATTGCCGGCACGCCATGTTGAGAAATGGCCTCTTTGACAGCCAAGATGACTGATGATGCGTCCAGCGTATCCGACAAATAGTGTCCAACAATTTTACGACTATGCCAATCAATAATGGCTGTTAAATACATATGGCTGCGATTCATCGGTAAGTAGATAATATCGATGGACCATACCTGATTAGGAAACCGAGCATCGTAATTGCGAAGCAAATACGGCACCACAGCCTCTTTGCTGTTTCGCTTGGACAAATTAGGCTTTGGATAAATTGCGTAGATTCCCATCTTTTGCATGAGACGCCGTACAGTCTTACGACAAATATTGTACCCATTTTCCTTGAGTTTGATAACGATCTTTCGTGATCCCATATAAGGAAACTGCGTATGGATTTTGTCTATTTGCTTCATCAGATCTTCTTGCAGGGCTTGGTATGTTGTATTTTGTGGCCTTTCTTGATAATACAGGCTCGATCGATTGATACCCAGTAGCTGACATTGCCGACGCACAGATAGGTCATGATTCTTTTTGATCATAGTCTGGGATGGGTGGAATGGGTGGAATGGGTGCTCCAGCTTGGCGAAAGCAGTCCTGAAGAAAATCACGTTCCAGGGTAAGCTGTCCAATGGTTTTCAGCATCTGATCGTTCTTTTTCTTCAGATCTTCCTCCTTCCTCTGAGCCGTTTTTCGCTCAGTGTTTGTCCCAAAGGCAAGATAGGCATTTGCCAAAAAGTCCTGTTTCCATTTTCTGACCATCATGGGATTTAGAACATGTTCTGCACTAATTTGGTTGATATCTTTTTCGCCTTGTAATACGGTCAAGACAATTTTGCTTTTGAATTCAGATGTGTATTTTCTTTTTGGCATGATGTGTTCCTCCATATTTAATTGGATTATATCATACACTTAAAAATAAATTTACTGGTCTGAATTCATGGGTCCATTATATTGTTTAGGAAGTAAAATGATGTTAAAATAAGAAAAAATGCACCGTATAAAGTTTAACTAATCTATTAAAGGTGCTGAGTGTTATTTTATGCTATTTTTAATATAAAGGAGGCGATTAGATTGAATAGAATTTACAAGGTTATATTCAATCACGCAAAAGGGCAGTACCAGGTTGTTTCAGAATTAGCAAAAAATGGCGGGAAAACGTCGGGCAATTCTTTATTAAGAATAATTATTAAATCGGGGGGGGGTACTGACTAGTACCGTATTAACAGCTGTGCTTGTATTTGGAAGTGCACTTTATGGTAGCGCTGAAGTTGTTCATGACGGTGATATTTTGAATGCCGGAACTAACATTTCTGTAACTAAAAATGACACAACAAAGACAATCACAATATCCACTGATGGGGTCGCAACCAGTGCAGAAGTGGATGCAGTAAAAACAGACGTACAAAATAACCAAACAGCTATTGCTGCCAATACGGACAAAATTGCGGATAACAGCACAGAGATCGCTAACAATAAGGTCGGAATCAGCCAAAATTCCAATGACATCCAGAAAAACAAGACGGATATTGCGGCGAATAAAAATGCGATTACAGCCAATACAGGAAAAATCGACAATAATACGGCCGATATTACAGAACTAAAAAATGTGAATTCTGCTTTAGGCTTGGATAAAACAAAACCGGGAATGAAGTATTTCCGTGCCAATTCCACAGGAGAGGACGCTGCAGCGGTGGGGAAAGATGCTGTTGCCATCGGTGTCAGTGCAAAAGCAAACGGCAAAGATTCTGTGGCGCTGGGCGATGCTGCTCGTTCTGCTTCATCTGCTGATAACAGTATTGCCATTGGCCGAAAAGCTGTCAGCGGATCTTTTAACGGTATGACGGCTGATGGCGACAGTTCTACTGTGGTTATAGGCGGAGGCAAAGCAAGCATATCCATCGGTGATGCAGCCAATGCTCGGGGAAACTCTTCGATTGCCCTGGGGGATGGAGCGACGGTCTATAATGATGGGACCAATGCTCAGCTCAACGATAACAGCATGGCAATTGGAACGAAGGCCCGTACGGTTGCTTCGAATCATGCGATTGCGATGGGCAACAATGCTGCTGTGACGCAAAACAGTCATAGTGCTGCAGCGATTGGAGACAGCGCAAAGGCTGAGGCGGAAGGCGCACTGGCTCTAGGCAAAAGTGCGGCTGCTTCTGGAGCTGACAGCATTGCGGTTGGAACAGAGGCAGTCGCCAGTGGAGCAGATGCCTTGGCTATGGGTAAGAGTGCGCAAGCCAGTGGAGCAGATGCTGTTGCTCTTGGGAACGGAGCTGTTGCTGGGAGCAGTGCTTCTGTGGTTTTGGGCAAAGATGCCAGTGCCAATGCCGTCCGGTCTGTCGTACTTGGCCCTAATGCAGGGGTAGGTATGGTAGGGGATGTATTAGGGGCGAAGGGATCCCATGTAGTCATCGGAGACGGTGCTGGCAACAATATTGACGGACAACAGAACATTGCAATTGGCTACAAAACGGGAAATGATGTCAAAAGCGATCATAATGTTGCCATTGGTTCTGAAGCTGGGACCAATATCGGAGCAGGCGGAAACACATCGGAAGGGAAAAATGTTTCCATTGGATATCATGCTAATAAAAACGATTCTGCTGTATCGCGGATCCAGTCTACGGCTTTAGGCAGTGAGACGAAAGCTGCTGATGATGCCGTTGCAGTCGGGTATCAGGCACAGGCGAATGGAAATGGATCTACGGCAGTCGGGTTTAACGCCCAGGCTGCAGATGCGGCCAGTGTAGCTTTAGGTCAGGGCGCACAGGCTTCAGGCGGCAATGTTGCTATTGGCAATGACTCCGTGGCTAACGCCGCTATGATCAGTGGGACTGGGTATCTGACAGGACAGGCGGCTCCCAAGACTGCCGTTTCCGTCGGCAATGCATCGGCGCTGCGCCGTATTACCAATGTAGCTGACGGGGCACTAGATCAGGATGCCGTGACAGTGGCACAGCTCAAAAAATCAATCGATGCTACGGTAGCCCAGGTCAATGCCAATGTTTCTTCGGCAACGGCAAGCGGAGTTTATTATGATACGGTCACTTCCGGAGATGGAGACAGTATTACTCTCCGTAATAATGACAATAAGGGAACGAAAATCCATAATGTCGCCGCAGGGACATTGGGGACCGATGCAGCCAATGTAGCCCAGGTCAAAGAACTTGTAGATACGGCAAAGACTCATTACTATTCTGTGAAATCCACGAATCAGAATAACTATGACAACGATCTGGCCACGGGTGAGGATTCCATGGCGGCCGGCGTGAGCGCCAAAGCTTTAGGGGACAGGAGTGTTGCGCTGGGGAATAATACAGAAGCGCAGAGCCTTGGCAGTATTACAGTGGGAGCCGGTTATGAAGATCCGGTTAACCCGGGCAGCCTGAAACAGACGTTAGCCATCAGCGGTTATCAATATAACACGGCAATCGGGGCTGGCGCTCAGGCAGCCGGAAATCATTCTCTGGCTATAGGGACTTTGGCAACATCCTCTATAAAAAATGGTGGAAGCAGCGTAGATAAAGCTGTTGCCATTGGCTATTCTGCTGGCGTTTCTGATGACAAAGCCATCGCCATCGGCAGTGATGCCAAAAGCAACAGCAAAAGTGCTTCCGCTATTGGTGATACGGCTCAGGCACTGGCAGAAAATGCTCTCGCAGTGGGGACGAATGCACAGGCAGAAGGTGTTTCTTCCGGGGCAATCGGTACCCAAAACCGGGTCACTGGGGCAAATACATATGTTTTGGGCAGCCAGAACAGTACGGCTGCAACAGGTACAGCTGCTGATGTAAGTGCTTCGAATTCGGGGATCTTTGGGAATGAAAACCGAATGGAAGGGGACAGCAATCGTATTGTAGGGAATCAAAACGTGCTGAAAATGGAATCCCTTTCCAATAATTCTGCCAACCTGAAAGCCTTTGGTAATATTTTTGTAACGGGCAATCAGAATATGGTTACCGGGGATCCGGATACAAGTACAGCAGGCGATGCGGGTATTGTATCTGATATCGCTATTACCGGTTCGAAAAACACCATCCGAGCCAAAAATCAGAAAAACAAGGATTTGACGGATATCCAAATCATTGGCAACCAGAATACCCTTGATGCCACGGCGCAGAATACGGATTTGTCCAATACCCAGATATTGGGCAGCCATGTAACAGCCACTTTGGGGAATTCCGTCTATCTGGGCAGTAACTCTGCTTATGTTGCATCAGGAGCCACTACGAAAGGGATGGATGCTTACAGCAGCAACGGAACCTATCAATACGCTGGGGGGACCCCTGCTGGTATTGTAACGGTGGGCTCCGTGGGGAAAGAACGGCGCATCCAGAACGTTGCGGCCGGTCTGGTCAGCGCAAAGAGTACGGATGCTGTGAATGGAAGCCAGCTTTACACCATGACGCGGCCTCTGCGGTTTGCTGGAGATAATTCGGGTTCTTTGTCAAATTTTGGGGTGCTAAAGTGTCTATGCACTCCTGGAGAGGACATGCACTGAATACAGTGCGTGTCCTTTTTCGTTGCGTGTGTTAATGTACAAGATCCTATTACGAAAGCGCTCAAAATTGCGCAGACCAAATGAGACACGTTTTAACACCTTGATTTTATTGTTGCAGCCTTCAGTAAAGCCGTTGGAGTAAGGATATATAAGGGCGCTCCTAATTTCTTCGTACCAATAGGTAAAGGACTTAACCAGAGAGTTCATTTCCGGTAAATCAGCGCTTTTTACCAGGTCTATCCATGCTGAAAGTGCCCAAGAAATGTTGGTATGATCCTTGAATCGAAGCACCTTGGAAAATGCGTATTTTAGCGCGTAAGCACATCTTAGACGAGGAGAACAGCGAAGGATTCCCTCCAGCTTTATAAGCTCTTCTTCGGTTAATTTCTCATATGGTTTCGTTAAGATTGTCTTGTTGGACTTAAACATTCGGCTATGGTGACAAAGGCGCTTTTGCTCTGCTTTGCGAACGCGCTCCATGGCCCATTGGACTAAGCGGATCATATGAAAACGGTCTGCCACGATGCGCGCCTTGGGGAAGATCGTTTTTATGACTGAACGGAACTGCATAGACATGTCCATTGTGACAAATTCTACTTTTCGTCGTTCACTCATTGGAAATTGATAGAAATACTGGAGCAGAGCCGGTGTGGTTCGTGCCGGAAGAATGTCCATTATACGCTTGTTTTCAGAGTCAGTGATGATGACTTGGTACTTCTGACCGGCAGCATTTCCTTTAAATTCATCGATGGAAAGCACGCGGGGAAGGTGACTGGGACGAGGAATATGGACTTCATTAAAGACACGAATGACCTGGCTGGTGCTGACATGGCATCGTCTGGCCACTTCTTGGAAAGAAAGGTGTTGACGCAGCTCCTGGAGCATGACTTGTTGAAGCGAGGAAGAGGTTTGGAAATACGGAGAGGCAAAGGGGCTCTTCTCGTTAAATGTGTGACCACAGCTGCATATATAGCGTCTCTGGCGATACAGGAGATGCAACTCTTTATGGAGAAGTGGGGAATGTTTGATGAGGCGCGTATAGTAGCCCTTTATGCGTCTTGTAGTGGCCTTACAATGAGGGCAGATGTGTTCTTGAGGCGGCAGCTGAACCGCTAAAACCAAGGCTGATTCCGTTTCCTTTAAATTTTGAATCCATTCCTCTTTAATTCCTGTTAATTTTTCGATATAATCTAGAGAAGGCAT